CAAGGCTGATGACTTACAGATTGGTGGCGACCACTACAAGAACATGGGTGTACAACCTTGGAAAGCAATGGAATCATGGATGACACCTGAGCAGTTCGCAGGTTTCCTACGTGGTAACGCAATCAAATATCTTGCACGTTGTGATGCCAAGGGTGGGCTTGATGACATCAAGAAGGCACGTCACTACATCGACAAACTTGTTGAGGTAAGAGGCAGTAATGATTGAAGCCCTGTGGTTCGGGGTGAAGTTCATGTTAGCCGTGATGGGGTTGATAGCTACGGCTATCGCCCTTTTCATATTCCTATTGTGGTGGCTTGAGAATAGAAAGTAACCATGCGTAAGCGGAGTAAGTACAGACCAAAGAAAGTCTTGGCTAATCCAGTGGGGTTCGTTCTTGAAGGGCTGACCCCATTGGCACAACACCATGATTCATTACTGAATCTCAAGCTGAAACATCATGCCGCCATGTTCAACCTCACTAAAGGGGAAGCAGTGCGAGATGATATGGACAGGCTCATCAACATGGCGAACATGACTGAAGCCTTGTACCGCTTGGGGTTTGGCACTGAGTACAAAGAGATTGTTAGCGCAGGACTTGGGTCGCTACTTGCGGTCGCACGTAGGGGGGCTGAGAGCAACCGCTTTATCTTGAGGGCGGTAGAGATGAAGGCTATCAACGAACTCATAGAACTACACGATGCACAGATGGAAGTCATCGCCGTCAAAGATATTGACAGAGCAATCGCTCTCATTGAGAACGAAAAGAAACACAAGCGTATGGATAACGTGATTGAAAGGAAGTGACAATGGACATCGTAACCATTGACTTTGAAACCTACTACGACAAGGACTACTCCCTGTCTAAGATGACCACCGAGCAGTATGTTCGTAGCAATTTGTTTGAGGTCATCGGGGTGGGCATCAAGGTCAACAACTACCCGACAGACTGGTACTCGGGGGACAACGTAGGTAAGTTCCTCAACAGTCTTGACTACACCGACAAGGCAATCCTTTGCCACAACACTGCGTTCGATGGGGCTATCCTGTCATGGCACTTTGGAATCAAACCAAAGCTATGGCTCGACACTCTATCAATGGCAAGACCACTCCACCAAATGACTGTGGGGGGTTCACTCAAAGCACTGGCTACCTACTATGGGCTAGGTCAGAAGGGCGAGGAAGTTCTTAACGCATTAGGTAAAAGAAAATCTGCGTTCACCCCTGATGAGATGGCACGGTATGGTGAGTACTGCAAGAACGATGTGGAGTTAACGTACAACTTGTTCAAGAAACTGAGCAAGGGTTTCCCAACCAGTGAGTTGATGGTCATTGACCAAACACTGCGCATGTACACCGAGCCTAGCATTGAACTTGACAGGGAACTCTTAGAGCAACATCTTGAGGAAGTCAAAGCAAGGAAGCGCACCCTCATCACTGACATGGGACTCACTGGTATCAGTGACGAAGCAATCACCAAGACGTTGATGAGTAACCAAATCTTTGCGAAGTACCTCATCAACCTCGGGGTCGAGCCACCAACCAAGGTGAGCGCACGCACAGGCAAGGAAACATTTGCGTTCGGCAAGACCGACAAAGCGTTCACCGACCTGCTCGAACATCCTAATGAGAAGGTTCAGGTTGCGGTCGCCGCAAGGCTCGGCGTGAAGTCCACACTAGAAGAAACTCGCACCGAGAATTTGATTGGTGTGTCCGAGCGTGGTCGCCTGCCAATCATGCTCAACTATTATGGTGCGCACACAGGCAGGTTCTCAGGTGGTGACAAGCTGAACTTGCAGAACTTACCCGCTCGTGGGAACAACACAATCCGACGGGCATTGAAAGCACCCAACGGACAAGTTCTTGTGGCATGTGATTCGTCACAGATTGAGGCCCGCATGGTAGCTTGGGTAGCAGAGCAACATGATTTAGTCGGTGCGTTTGCCGAAGGTCGTGATGTATATAGTGAGTTCGCATCTGAAGTCTATGGTCGCAAGGTCACGAAGGCTGACAAGATTGAACGGTTCGTAGGTAAGACCTGCATCTTGGGACTGGGCTACGGCATGGGTGCTGAGAAGTTCAGACGTACCCTAGAGATTGGGCAAGGCGGTATCAGTGTGAAGATTGAACTCGCCGAAGCAGAACGTATCGTTCGCTTGTACCGACAGAAGAACCACAAGATTGTTGCCCTATGGCAGAAGTGTGGAAGCGCACTGGGTGGCATCGTGTCACGACAGACAGGTTCAATCGCAAAGATGTTGACGTATGACGAGCAAGGCATACGGCTGCCGAACGGTTTGTACATTCGATACCCTGCACTCCGTGCCAACGGAAGCAACTACGAGTACATCGGTGATGCACGAACATATCGTAAGGCGGTGACTGACAGGGTGATGACTGGTCAGGTGTCCGACATCTCATGGACAAAAATCTATGGGGGTAAGGTCACAGAGAACATCATCCAAGCGATGGCTCGTATCGTGGTGTCCGAACAGATGACTGCCATTGGTCGTCACTACCATGTGGCTTTCCAAGTGCACGATGAAATTATCATTACTGCCCCGGCGGACAAGGCGACAGAGGCAGAGCAACATCTTGTCACGATTATGTCTACCGCACCTAGCTGGTGTGCCGACTTGCCAGTAGCTTGCGAAGCGGGTCACGCTGTGAACTACGGAGATACCTGATGGCTGACATAACCAAATGCAAAGGCTTTGGATGCCGTGTGCGTGAGGACTGTTATAGATTCACCGCCCCTGCCAGTGACAGGCAGTCATGGTTTGACATCACCCCAGTGGGGGATGACGAGAAAGGGTGCGACCTAATGATTGACAACGAGAGGAAACAAAATGAACGTCACAAACTTGACTAATGTAGTAGGGAATAAACGCAAGGAAGAAGTTGTTGCCATGTTGCAGTCAGCACTGGCACGGGTTGAGGAGGGGGGTGCGACTGATGTCCTTATCATGCTTAAGGCAGACGACATGTACACCCGCTACTCCACCAAAATGGAGAGCGTAACGGAGGTGATTGCGCAGTTGGAGATTCTGAAGTACGACATCTTGCGCCGTATGCACGACTGATGTACACTGGACTTTCCAATTAAACAGAGAACCCCAAGGACACCCCGAGGGGCAACAATCTATGCGCCTTAGCCACTCCTACTCATCCATTAAGTTGTATGAGAATTGTCCGTACCGCTACTTCCGTCAGCGTGTTGTCAAAGATGTTGTTGATGCAGGTGGTGAAGCCAGTAAGTATGGCGAACGCATCCATGAATATCTTGAGCATCGGCTGAAGTCCAATGCTGAACTGCCACAGGACATAGCGCACTACGAACCACTGTGCGTATCGGTCGAGCGGATTGCCAAGGGGGGTGAGCTTCACATCGAGAAGGAGCTAGTCCTCAACGACAACCTTACACCAACAGGTTGGTGGGATGCTGACGCATGGATACGTTCTAAACTTGACATCCTTGTAATCAATGGGCACGATGCCAACGTGATGGATTGGAAAACAGGCAAGCGAAACGCTGACCAATTCCAAATGCAACTGTTCGCCGCCCAAGTATTCAAGCACTACCCCGAGGTGCAGAGAGTTAAGACTTCACTGGTGTGGCTCAAGACTATGGAGATGGACACGGAACAGTACAACCGCATCGACATCAACCCTATATGGGCTGAGATTATGAAGCGCATACAACGTATCCATACGAGCCTTGAGCATGACAACTGGCCTGCCAAACCATCAGGGTTGTGTAGGTTCTGCCCTGCCCGACACGACTGTGATAGTGCTAGGGTTTAACCTTACTTGACATTGATGTAAAGAGGACTATAATGAGTGCACTGACCCCTGAAGGCAAGGTGAAACGTAAGGTAACGGAGTTGTTGAAGAAGCATGGTGTGTGGTACTTCTTCCCTGCCAACAACGGGTTCGGTAAGGCAGGTATCCCTGACATCATAGCCATCGTGGATGGTCATTTTGTGGGGGTTGAAGTCAAAGCTGATAGGACAAAGAAGCCTACGGCATTGCAGGTGCAGTGCGGTAAAGAGATTGAGTCGGCAGGTGGTACGTGGATGGTAGTCTTTGATGACATAACTTTACAGGTACTTGAAGCGGTCATTCAAAATAGAAAAGATAGGTGATGACATGTTGGTAGTGGAACAGGCAAGGACACTTGCTCTGAAATTGAACAACCCCAATCGGGTGCTTGATAGCATCCCGACCGCCAAGACTATTGAAGTCCGTGGCATACCCCTTGTGGTTACTCCCCACAAGTTGGATGAAGTAAAGGTGTTGAACAATCTCGGCATCAAAGCACCATCCCCCATCTTGCATTACTACGACTGGCCCGGCCAGTACACACCGTATGACCATCAGAAAGATACTGCTGCGTTCTTGACGCTCAACCAACGCGGACTTGTGCTGAATGAAATCGGTACAGGTAAGACACAGAGTTCACTATGGGCGGCTGACTACCTCATCAAAGCCAAGCATGTAAAGAAGGTACTGATACTGTCACCACTGTCCACATTGGAACGTGTGTGGGGCGATGCAATCTTTACTGGATTCCCACACCGCAAGTTCGTGGTGTTGCATGGCACGGCAGAGAAGCGTAAGAAGTTGTTGCAGAAGGATGTACAGTTTTACATCATCAACCATGACGGCTTCAACATCATTGCTCAGGATGCCATCGGCATGTTTGACTTGGTGATTGTCGATGAGGCGGCGGTGCTACGTAACCCTTCGACACAACGGTTCAAGATATTCCGTAAGTGGATGGATGCTAACCCAGCAACACGTTTGTGGTTGATGACTGGCACACCTACACCGAACGACCCGACAGATGCGTGGGCACTAGCCAAGTTGGTGAACAGTCCACACTGCACTAAGACATACACCGCTTTCCGTGAGCAGGTGATGATGAAGATTAGCCAGTGGAAGTTTGTGCCCCGCCCTGAGTCGGTCGATATTGTGAAGCACATCCTACAACCTGCGGTACGGTACACACGAGACGAGTGCTTTGACTTGCCTGACACGGTGGTTCAAACTCGCCAAGTGGAACTGACCGCTGAACAGAAGAAGCATTACCAACAAATGCTCAGGCATTTTGTTACAGAGATGACCACCGATGGGACTATCACGGCGGTCAATGAGGCAGTGAAGATTCAGAAGTTGGTTCAGATTGCCTGTGGCGTAGCCTATGGTGACGATGGACAGAACATTGAATTAGACTGTGCGCCCCGCATCAATCTAGTGAAGGAGGTAATTGAAGAAGCAGGGGAAAAGGTGATTGTGTTTGTACCGCTGACGGGTACTCTGCACATGTTGGAGAAAGAGTTGAGCAAGCATTGGTCGGTTGGTGTCGTGAACGGTGAGGTATCCTCATCCAAGCGCAACCAAATCTTCCATGACTTTCAACACGCTAAAGACCCACATGTTCTGATTGCTCATCCTGCGACGATGGCACACGGCTTAACGCTCACGAGTGCGTCAACAATCATCTGGTATGGCCCGATTACTAGCAACGAACAATATGTTCAGGCGAATGGTCGAGTCGAGCGTATCGGCAAGAAGCATGTATCGAACGTCATCCACATCGAGGCGACAGACCTTGAGTACAAGATGTATGAACGATTGAAGAACAAGCAGAAGTTGCAAGGCTTGCTTCTTGATTTAATTCAACAACAGACTAATAGGTGACACTATGACTGTAAACGTAGATGATGTAGTAGCGACCTACATGAAGCTGAGGTCGCAAAAGGAATCTATTGAAGCCGAGGTGAAAGACCGTGTGTCTACCATCAAAGCCAAGATGGAGAAGTTGGAAGCATGGATTAAGGAACAGGCTGACGTGCAAGGTGTGACATCGTTCAAGACCAAGCATGGCACTGCGTTCCTGACAACCACTGACTATGCCAACGTAGCTGACTGGGATGCCGTACTCGATTTCATTCGGACACAAGAAGCGTTCGACATGTTAGAGAAACGCATCAGCAAGATAGCCGTACGTGGTTACATCGAGGCGAACAAAGCAGTTCCGCCCGGGGTTAACTACGGCACGAAACTGGAAATAAATATCCGTAAGCCTGCTAACCGTGTGGAGGACTAACATGAGTATCAAATCATTTTTCGGTAAGGGGTTGGCATCTATGCTTCAAGCCCATCAACTACATACGAACCAACTCATTGGTGCGATGCAACCACAAGTGACCTCTGACATGGAGCGTATGTTCGGTAACTGTTCACCCGCCGTAGTCGCTTTCAAAATTGAGAATGGCTTTGTTGTACGGACAGTAAACCAAGAGGAGATGTATGAGGGTAGGCGACAAGGTGGATTTACTTTCTGTAAAGACCATCAGGAAATTGCTGAACACATCATCTCTGCTGAAGCCAAGCGTAAGCTAGGTATCGGTGAGTACCAACAAGAAATGTTTGCCGCTGAGAAAGCACGGGCGGTGGCAATGCAGGGCGGTTTAGCCCAAGCCAAACGTGCGACCAATCGTATTTAACCCGCTCACTAAAG